TCAATCCTCGTCGAGGAACCCTTGCACGGAGGCGTGACGCAGCTTGGGCTCGCCGCGCAACGTCCTGACGCTGGCCTTGATGCCGGGCTTTAGCCATTCGATTTCAGGCGTGATCTGCGCCGTGGGAACGCCGTGCGGCGGCGCTGCCTTGGCCTGCCGGACACGTTTCCACAGCCGATCCTTGATTGCACCCGTGGTGGCGATCACGGCCTTGCCAACGTACTTGCCATCCCGCGCGAACAGCCCCTCGGTCCGTTCGCCGGCCTTCCGCTTGATGCCGATGAGTTCAAAATCGCCGATGTCCCAGCATTTGATCTTAAGCCAGGCTTCATCCTTGGCGCCGCTGCGATAGGGGCTGAACTTGCGCTTCGACACCACACCTTCAAGCCCCATCCGTTCGACCGCTTCGTAGAACTCGGCGCCGCCGCCCTGGACATGCTGGCTGTACTGGATGATGCCCTTGGCCGGCTTCACCAGATTCCAGAGGATGGCCTTGCGCTCGATCGCCGGCCGCGGGCGAAGATCCTCGCCGTCCAGATACAGGATGTCGAACGCCACGAAGGCGAGCAGTTCGGCATTCCAGGCCATGCGCGAATGCATGGCATGAAAGTTCGGACGTCCGTCCGGCTCGGGCGCGATCATCTCCCCATCGACGATGAAGGATTTCGCCTTGAGTTGTTCGGCGGCAGTGACGATCGGCCAGTAGCGTTTCGACCAGTCGTGTCCATTCCTGGAGAACGCTCGGGCGCCGGCCCAGTCGAGGATGATCTGGGTGCGGAAGCCGTCATATTTGATTTCGTGGATCCAGTCGTCGCTGACCGGCGGCTCCAGAACAAGGACGGGTTCCTGCGGTTTGATGAACTTCAGCCGGTCTGCGGCGTTACGCATGCACAAAACTCCAACCGCGATTCAAGGCGAGCGGGCCGTTTTGGTTGCATTTTAGCCGAATTGAATGTGGAAAAGGTTGATGAAGATCGAAGCCAACGACTGCCGGGCGGTACTGCGGATGATCAGGGCCACGATCGAGGAACACTGTCCGCCGGGTGTCCTGCCCAGCGAAGAGATGGTCAATGGGCTTTACGGGCCGGAGCTGATGGACGAGGCGGAAGCGATATCTGCGGCCATTGTGGCGACGGTGGAGAGGTTGCAACTGTCAGTGGTGAAGCCGCCGGCGCCGAGCATCAAGGCGTTAGCCCCAAACGAAAAAACGCGCCGCACCTTTCGGCACGGAGAGTGATTGTGATAAAGACATCAGCATGAAGAAGCTTGACCCGGTCAAACTCGAACTTGCCTTGGCCGATATGATGTTTGCCAAACAGACGGCGCAGGACGCTATGGTGCGGCTGGCGCAAGCTGTCGCATCGACCAACGAGGCATTTGAAATGCTTTCCGTCGAGGCCAGAATTGCATTCGCTGGCGACCCGTACCTTGAAAACAGCCACGTCGACCGCCAAGCCTTGGGGGATTTCGCCGCGCTCGATCAAGCGGCGGAAGCCTTGGCCCTCATCGTCAACAGCCATATCTCCAAATAGCAAAAAGGCCCGCCCCGGCGTGAACCGAGGCGGGCCTTGTTGATTTGGTCGGCTGGGGCTGGCGGTCAGCGTCGCCTCGGCGGATGGCGCCTTGGCCCCGATTCTTCCTGTTCTTCGCGACGATCAAGTCGCTCGAGCAGCGTCTTGTGCATCTCTTCCATCTCGTCGGTGCGCTTATCGGCCAGAGCCTCAAGTGCCTTGGCGCAACGGTCGAGCACCGCGATCACCCGCTCGGTCTGTTCCTTGTCGCCGAATCCGAAGCCGACTCCGGCGACCACGGCATCGAGGCCGCGCGGTCTCTCCCGAAGCGTTCGCAGATAATTGCCGATAGCTCCGACAACGACGACCGCCCCGACAGCCGCAGTCCCAAGCAACTCAGGCGTCAATTCCATTCCCAGCCACCCGCTTATGGTTAGCGTCCGATCTGCCCGCTTCGCCAAAGGCGCGGATGACATTGAAGCAATCAAGAGAGAACAGCACCGGATAGATGGCAAGCCCGGTGCCATGCTCGCCGCCCTGCAGGATGCCGACGGTGATCTCGAACCAAAACAAAGCGCTGATGAAGGCGGATAGTCCGCGCGCGTGCGGGGACTTACGCCAGGCCCCGTTGACGGCCAGCACGACCAGTCGACCGCCGCCGACGACGAGGCAGAGGGCCGCCCATGTGTCCTGCGGCATGATAGCGGCCAAGGCCCGATAGGTGGCAGGGCCGCTCTGGAACAGATCTGGGTTGAGGTTGAGGATGGCAGACCAGCCGAACAGCATGGTTGCCAGCGCCCATTCGGATGCTCTGGCCGGGAAAGTGTCGCGCAGCGACCGGGAGATGTGGGCGAAGATCATTTGGTCAGCGCCGTGATGGTGACGGCCTTAGCGTGATTGAGGCGCCGACAGTCGCCAAGGCGACGGCGGTCCTCGGCGTGCAGCTGCGCCTGCTCCCAGCTCGGGACAAAACGATGCGGGATGTCGACGACACCCTCGCATTCCTGCTTTACGCTGGCGTCGACATGCACGGCCGGCTTCGGAAGCAGGCTATCGGCCGACGGCGTCCAGTCGTGTTGACACCCCTGAAGAGATGCCAGCAGGCTTGCAAACAGCAGGCTTCGTAGGATCGGGCGGACCATTATCGTCATCCTTCTGCGCGCGCACCAGCTCGGCGATGCGGGCTGCATCGCTGTGCTGCTTGTCGATGTATTCTTGTGCCGCGGCGTCGATGTCCTGCTGGCGCGTCCTAGTGTCGGCCGCCTGTGCGATGGCGGCGAGACGCAGCTTCTCCTGCCACAGCGCCGCCTCGGCCTTCCCGCCGGCGGCGTATTCCCGATCGACACGGCCGTCGACGAGCGAGGCGAGCTTAGGACCTGCCCACGGGATGTCGCGCAACGGGCCGATCGGGACGCCTTCATAAAAGAAGATGACGCCGCCAGCGACGATCAGCGGCAGGCCGACGCGGGAGGTCGCGAAGGCGAGGAACGGACCAACGTAGGGGATTGCGGCGAGAGCGATCATTCGTCGGCCTCCCTTGCGACCCGCATCCCGAGGGCATGGCGCGGACCCTTATGCAGCGCATTGGCCCATTCCTGCGCCTGTATCTTAAAATCGATCGGCAGCCCGGTCAGCCTGGAGAGCCAATCGGAGATCGCGATCGAGTTGATCAGCCACTTCGGATCCATCTCGAATGTCGACGCCGTGGCGTGCGGGAACTCCCTCTTGAACTCCTCGTCGCTCATAATCATGACGACGTCGACGTCGCGCCAGTCGGGGCGTTCGATCGCGCTGCCGACCAGATAGATGCCGTAGGACTCATAGGCGGCATTGAGCTGCTGGCACGCCAGCTGCAGCTTGAAGATGGCCGGAACGCCGACGTGGCTGGGTTTCTTGCGCTTCTCCGGCGGCTGTTCGGGCTCGCTCATTCAACCGTTCCTTGCTGCTGCTGTGGTCCGGCGACCGTCTGGACGGTGATTGTCTGATCCGGGCCCGGCGTCGGTTCGACAGGCGGATCCGCGTAGGGACGTGCCGCCCTGGTCGTGTAGATGGCGACGACATCCTGCATGGTGGCGAACCCGGTGTAGCCGAAGACCAGCACCATGATGATCAGCTGCCAGCCCCACGCGATCGTCTCGTTGACCCGGGTGTCCGGTGCGTTGATCAGGATGAAGAGCTGGTAGCAGGCCCAGATAAGAACGGCGTAGAGCATGACCCGACGCCACAGCCAGGAGGGCTCACCGTTCTTCCGCCGCTCCACCGGGGGCGCCATAGATGTTAGCGGCCCAGCTTCGAGACGACCTCGGCACGGAAGCGATCGCCGCATTCGCGCGCTGTATCGAAGGCCGGGTCGAAGGGAAGCTTAGCGATGTCCCACTTGCCGCGCTGCTGGATGCCCAGGTTCGCCTGTACCTCGGCATGCGACAGCACCGTCCTCGGGCCGACCGGGATCGTGTAACGGCGGCACAGTTCGGCAACGACCGTCGATGCCATGTCCCACTGCGCCTTCGTCAGCGGCTGCGAACCGGCGCTGAACGGCCGCTCGATCGCATTGGCCATGGCGCACATCGAGACGCCGATCGAGCCTGTGTTGCAGTTGAGTGTGTGCGCCGCATACCCGGATCGCGCCTTGGGCATCGTATTGAGGTCGATCGACGGGATACCCCGGATCAGCTTGCCGTCATCCTCGATCAGCAGATGGTAGTGCTTGCGGTCGAAGTCGGTCGCCTTGTGGGCGCCGGCCGTCCAGTGAAGGATGACGCGCGCAATCGTGGCGTCCGGCATCCAGTTGGATGGGATAGGCATGGCAGTTCCTTTCCGCCCTCGCGGGCAGGTTGAAATAACGGGGTATATCTATGCAAAGCGCGAGCACCCGGCCGGCATGCTCGGGACCGATCGCTTGCTGCTATGGTTAAATCGCCAAAATGCTTTGCAGAATCACGCGCTTACCTTTTCCGGCAAGCAGATCGCCAAGTCTTAGCGGTTAACGTTGCGTTAAAATCTCTTTGACTTCGGCATATCAGCGGAGGCTAAATAAGTTCCGACGGGGAGGCTTAGGGCAACAGATGCCGGCAACTCCGGGGTTCGAAGTCAACAACAGGGGAAGTAACATGCGTAAAATGATTGCACAGTTTCGCGACGACGAAAGCGGCGCCGCAATGGTTGAATACTCCATCCTCATCGGTATCATTGCCGTCGCCTCAATCATGACGGTCCTCGCGATCGGCGGATGGGTGAACGGTCGTTTCTCATCGCTCTGCACCGCACTTGAAGCATCGACAGTTGGTGGCTGCAACGCCGCCACCGGTGTCGGCAGCTAATCGGAGACAAGCGCGCGCCTGAACCCGGCGCGTCAGCGATAGCGGCCCTGGCCTTTCTTTGGAGGTTGGGCCAAAGCCCGCTATCGGCCTAGGAGGGGTCGGCGTCTCATCGCGCCGGCCCCTTTTCGTCAGACGAATGATACCGCAGCTACGACTTCAAAGCCGGCCGCCGAGGACGCCTGGACGTTGTAGGTGCTGGTGGCGGCGAGACCCGTTGCATGGCCCGCTGCCTCGCGCATGTGAACGATGCCATTGCCGCTATCGCATTGCTGATCGTGGTCGAGCGAGACACCAGAGAATGCGAAGGCACCCGTCGCCGGCTCGACGCCGCTTGCAGAAGCGATGACGCAGCCATTGGCGCTTACGGTCAGGGTGCTGATCGTCGGGTTGTCGCCTGTTGCCGTCTTGAAATCGACATGCACGTTCGAGGTGTAGCCGGTGATCGTGTAGACATCGGCGGCCGAGAATGAGTGGATCGCGCTCCAATCGTCGATGATCGTGATAACGCCACCCGTCGAAATCTCGCGATAGGCAATGCCGGTTTGCGTGCCTTCGTTGAGAGCATCGTTGATGCCGTTTTGCCCGGCAAGGGTGCCGAGAGTGCCGTCGATACTGACCGAGACGAGGGTCCGCTGGGCGGCGGCGTTGCGAAGGCTGTGCGGGCAGACGACAACGAGTTTGGGGCCTGCCGCACCAACATCGGCGGTAAATGTGTGCGGGTCGATCGTGAGGATATCGGTAAAGGTGCCGATATAGGTGACAGTCGGGCCGGACGGCGCCGCCGCATCGGCAAATTGATCAATCACAATCGAGAATGGCCCGGCATCGGCATTGTTGAACCACAGCGCGATGCCGAAGGTGAGGACGCCGGAGACATTGGAGAATGGTGTCGGCGTCTGGCCGGTATATTCGTCGGTGTAGGTCACATTGTCGGGGCTGGTCTGGAACTTGTAGGTGGCGCCATCGGCCGAGACCACCAGCCTGATATAGTTCGGCCCGGCCTGCGTGCCATTGGCAGCCGCGCCGCCGTCGGATTCGGTGTGACCGGTCTGCTTGTTCCAGCCATTCGGCGGGGTGCCGTTGACCTTGTATTTGTGCAGACCGGTCGAGCCGTCGCCGCGCAGGCCGACGATGTGGAAATCGTTGCCGTTCTTCAGCCCGAAGCCGACCATCGCCAGTTTGCCCTGCTGGGCGAGCTGCGAAAACTGCGGCGTGTAACGGAAGGTGTATTGCCGGCCGGCCGTGAGGGTCGCGAGCGGATAGACGAACTTGCCGAATGATCCCGGCTTGACCTTGCCGGTTACGGTGGTGTTGCCGGAAGCGGTCGTGGTGACGACAGGCTGCTCGACAAAGCCGCCATCGCTATCGCCGGAGCCGCCTCCGGCAATGACGGCAGCGCCGGGACCACGCCGGCCGAGCAGATACGGGGCGGCGGTCATCAGGCGGCGCCCTGGAAGCCTTCAAGCGTGGCGATCCATGTCGACTGCGCAAGCGGCGAGGCGACCGCCTCCAGCGTCTGCAGCAAGCCGAACACGGTCTTGGCGCCAGAGGTCGGCAGCGTGATGATGCGCGATCCCTCATCGGGCACGAAGATGCCGCCCGAGCCATCGCTGAAGGTGCGCATCGTGCCGGAGAGCGAGCCGATGAAGGTCGAGCGAGGATTGGAGAACGCCGCGTTGTCGCCGGCGGCGACGGTCGGCGAGGCGCGGAACAGCCACATGCGCAGCGCCTTGCCGGCAACGCCGGTGTCGGACGTGATCAGCCGCAAACGCTCGATGGTGAACAGATCGTCGTTGACATCCGACATCGAGAACGAGAACGGCGTCACCGATCCCGCCGTCGTGCTGTTGGCGACGGCGTCGTTGGCGGCATAGGCGCTGGTGTCGTTCGGGCGCGTCATCGTGGCCGAAACCGCTTCGATGAACTTGGTCTTGACCTTGCCGACGAGTGCAGTCCCGGCCGCCAGTGCAAACGCCGCATCGGATGCCGGCACAACCGATAGGGAGGCCGCTCCGGTCTTGGCGCCGAGGGATGCCGGCAGCAGGGCGATCAACGATGTCAGGCGTTGCGCGATGCGCTGTAGCCGCCCGTTGAGGCCGCTGGAGGCGGTGTCTGTCGCCGGCGCGGTTTCGGTGAGTGCGCCTAGCCCAGCGACGGCAGGGTCATCACTGGCGAGCGTGACGCGCTGAACGCCGGCCGCCACAGCACCAGCGCCACCAAGCGCATCGGTGGCGGAACCATCGGCACCGAGCGAAATCTTGACGCGCTGATGCATGACGCCGCCGACATCATCGAGGGCAACGGTTACGCCTACTCCAGGAGTGATCGTAGTGTTGTCAGCCATGTCAGCGCGCCTTTGTCAGGATGAGGAGGAGACCGATCGGTTGACCGGCGGTGGATGGGCCACTGGCGGCGGCGGCCTGGGCAGAGCCCTGCACGCCGAGACCTAGACCAAGACGGTTGAGGCCGGCCATCAGGCCGCTTTGACGGCGACTTTCTCGCCGCTCTGGATGCCGAATGTGTAGGGAATGTCGGCCTTGATCTTGCGGCGGTCTGCGGATTCCACGTCCGGATCGTCACCGATCGCCACCCAGCAATCGGCATCGGCAAGCAGTTCGGCGATTTCCTCGCCAGCCGCGGTCAGTCCGCCGTCCGCCGGCATGGTGATGGTTTCGGTGCGGCAGCCGGAACCTTGCGCCACCGGCGCGTCATAGTCGCGGCTGGCATCAATGCGCGAAAGGGTAACGATGAGCGTGGCCATCGGCGGTATCCTTCAAAAAGGTGCGGAAATCAGGCGGTGAGCGCCGGCAGATCGGCGGGCAGCATGGCCGGGTAGATCGTAATCGAGCGGATATAGATGTCGTTCAGCGAGTTGCCGGTGCCGGAGCCATCATGGCCGAACAGCACGGTATCGACCGATGCCATATGGGTGAGGTAATTCACCGTCTGCGTCGTTGCAGCACCGCCATCGGCGCACCAGGCATATTCGTAATCGCCACCACCGACAGAGCGGGCCAGCGTGATCGCTTCCTTGTGCGAACCCGATCCCGTCACGCCATCGTCGACGAACAGATCCCAGTAATCGCTCAGATTGCCGGAGGCCCTGGCAATGATCGCCTCGTCGGCATCGTCGACATTGGCGCCATCGGCCATGAACATCAGGAAGCCGGACGGATCAGTCGCGGAGCTGAGATCGAACAGGATCGTACAGCCGGCCGCCAGACCTGCGGCGAGATCAGCCAGCAATACGCCGATCGCCTTGGGCCGGTTGCCGTTCGATGGCGTGATCCGCATGCCAGAACCGGAAATAGCAGCAGGGTCAAAGTCACCGCCGAGCAGACTGGCAATCGTCCTTTCCGCGCCGGCGGCGAAATAGTGTGCGTTGGCGAAGTCGAGGAAATCGTCTGCGCCGGAAGGAACCCAGACCGGTGTTCCCTGCGCAGGCGCGCCACGCTGCGCCAAGGTGCCGAGCATCACTGGCGTATCTCCTTGATCGTCATGCCGTCACGTCCTCGGCAAGCAGGCCGATCAGATCCCACTCGTCGGTGGCGACCTTTTTGAGCGTCACCGTTGCGCCCTCGACGCCGGTGCTGTTGAGAAACCCGACAATGCCGTTGAGCGTTGGCCCGGCTGTTGCGGTATCGAAGATGATGGTGCCGTCGCCCGCCTGGCGAAACGTGATCTCGGTGTCGACCGGATAGGCGACACCGGCGTTGAGCGGCACCATCACGGTCAGGTCGGCATCGCCGGCGTAGCGCTTGTAGCCATTGGCATCGGCAAGCACCGGCACATAAATGCCGTCGGTGTCTTCCTCGATCGTCGCCACGACGCTCGGCCGGAAATTCGCCTGCGGAAGGGTGAAGGGTCCGAAGACGGTGGCATCTTCCAGATAGATCGTCATCTGGGTGCCGGTGACGGTGATGTTGGAGATGTTGACCGGTTCCGGCGGGCTGTCCTCCATCGCCTGGATGCGGTCGTCGACATCATGGAAATTGTTGTCGACCTCGGTCGCTGTGAGGTTCGAACCCTTCACCGAGCGGTAAATGATTGTCATGGGAAAATCCTTACGAGGTCGGATCGTCGTCGGGAGAGCGCTGGCACAGCACCCAGAGCGCGCTTGAAGCAACCAATGTGGATGGCTCAGGCTCCATCACCGTTTCCACTGCCGAGGCATGGGCGCGGAAGGCCTTGCCATCGACCATCACGACGATGTCGGTGAGCGAAAACCCGGCCGGCGCGATCGGCGTTGTCGACAGGCTGAAGTCTGCGGCCCAGACGACGAAACCCGGCGGCCCCGGCCACGGCAAGCCGACCGCCTGGAACTCAGGCGTTCCGGTGATTTCCTGCCCATTCAGGTGAATGGTGACCGCGCCCTCTTTGAACTCGGCTGTCCCGCCTGGCATGATCAGGCCCGTGCCGGTGCCGGTCGCCGCGTCCCATTCGGCGCGCGGAACATCGGCGAAGTCCGGTGGGTCTTCAGTGCTCTTGGCGCCGTAATATTCCCATGCGCCATAGGTCGAACTTGCATCTGTCAGGGCCGGAGGGTCCGGAATGCTGTCAGGCGTTGCGATCTGCCACGAGTGCCCGTTCCAGCCTTGGAAACTGCTGACTGGCGGCGTGCCGTAGACCAGATCAGCGGCGGTCAGATAGATGCTGGTGCCGGTGATCGGCGTCACATAGAATTCGTCTGTCCATGAGACAGGATCGAAAGCGACAGTCACGCTAGATTTGACATGCACCTTGAAGGCGATGTGCGTCAGTTGCTTCCAATGCACCTCTACAATGCGGCTGAACGGCCCAAGATTGACCGGACGCGCGACCGAGCCATAGGACACCATTATTTGTACGCGTCCGCCGGGGCCAGATTGAAAGCCCGGTAAAGGCCGTCATCTCGCCCGAGGAAAACGACGCGCAGCGTGTTGCGGACCATCACATATTGCTCAGGATCGTCGGGATTCTCGACGCGGATTGTCTCCCAGCAGCGCGAGACCTCATCAAATTCGATGATGTGGATTTCCTTCGGCTCATCGTCCTGGTTGCCGTCGTCCGGCCATGTGACGGTTGCTCCAGGCTGCGTCTTCTGCTCCGGTGTCGTCAGCGTGAAGCGCGATGCCTTGCCGAAGCGGAAATGCGCATCGCCACCCTCGTCCGGCTTGATCTTGGCCAGAGCGCGTTTGAGCACACCATCGCCATTGCCGCCGCCGTCGGAAATAAACAGACGCGCGCCGCTGGAATTGCGGCCGGCGCGCCAAGGATTGGCAGGCCCGCGAATATCGACCATCAGGCGGCCTCGAGGTCGACGGTTTTAGGGACGGCAAGAGCACTCACATCGAGCGGATAATCGGTGATGAACGGTCCACCCTTAAGCACCTTGAAATCGCCATCGACCTCGGTGAACACCTGGTTCAGCGCCTCGATCGCGGCTGACAGGTCTGGCTTGAAGGCCCCAAGAACAGCGGCTTGCGTCGGCAGCGGATTGACGATGGTGATCTGCTCGACCAGCGTTGCCGGGTCCATGACGAGGAAGTCGACGCCGTCGTCGTTGGGTGGCACCAACAGATAGTCTTCCGACAGCGTGACCTCGCCGGCGATCGGCATCACCGTTCGTCCGACATATGCCTGGTAGCCGTCTTCGACATAACCTTCCTCGACATAGCTAGGCTCACCGGGAACCGTGGTGACGGTGTTGCCCTTGCCGACGGTGCAGCCAATGGTGATCGATGCGATGGGCGCCCCATTCGAAGCCGTGATCGCGTAGCCGATGATCTTGCCGGTGGCGGCACCGCCCGGAATGCGCGGATCGGCGATACCGGCATTGTAGCGGCACGACAGCCTGTCGACGAGATCAGCGGTGAGCGGCGCCGAAAAGCTGACCTGCACCGCACGCGACCGTTCCAGGAGTATGCGACGGGCACGGCAGATCAGGAAATCAATGCTGCGACGGCCGCGCTCGGTGGTGAGGTATGCCCGCTTGCGGACATCTCCGATCGGCGGCGCCCCATCGGGGAAATCGGTCGTCGGTTCGTCAACCGGCTCGTCGGCATCGCCCGAGGCCTTCATCTCCGTCACGTCCTGCCCGCCAGGGTCGGTCAGAATGGCCTGGCAATCGGCGGTGAGCGTGAACGACACCGTTTCCTGCCGGTTGCGGGAAACATCATAGTCCGCCAGGAACACTGGCTTCATGGTCCAGATCGGGAACTGGCCGGTGCCGTTGGTCATGACGATCTGGTGATAGTCCTGCGGCACGACAAAGCCATCGGTGCGCACAATGGAACCGTCGCCGAACGTCCAGCCGCCGCCGATGCGATCATCCTTCTCGGGATAGTCCTGCATCAGCCCGTCGCCGGTCAGCGACTGGATGGCATAGCCATTGCCTGATCCTGCCGTGGTGAAGGCGGCAACAAGCTGCTTGGTGAAATCGACCGTTCCCGTCGCGACCTGTGCCCAGTTGATTTCGGCCGACACCTTGATCGAGGTCAGCGGCGGCTCGCCGGGATCGACAGCCAGGCTTTCCCGGATGAACTCACCGGCGAAGTCGATGATCCCGTCCTCGCCGTTGAGGATGTCAGAAGCTGTCACCCCCAGGTCGACGCGGTCGATATGCCAGGCGTGCGTATAGCCCTCCAGCACCGTGTCTGGGTCGCTTCTGGCATCTGCGTTTATGAACATTGGATCCCAGTAGGGCGCCACCTTCATCGCTGCGGCCAGCGCGCGCTTCTGTGCATCATAGTCGGACGGCCGGGCCAGGATGGTGAGCGTCACGGCATTGCCCTGGATCTGCTGCGGCACACCGACCAGCCGACCGAACAGCAGCGGCAAAACGCCGGCCGTCGGATTGTTGTCGTCAGACCAGGACAGCCATGCCCATTGCTTGCGGCCCGGCCCGAGCAGGCCGACGCGCGGGTTCTTGACCGAGATGTCGAGACTGGCGAACGCGCCCTCCTTGTGGGTGAGCGAGATCGAGACGATTTCCTCATCCTCGACCTGATGCTCAAGGCCGAAGGTGGTCTCTGTCTCGTCGACCCAGGCGAAGAACCACATAGGTGTCAGCCCTGATCAAACGGCTGCGGGCGGCGAGGGTTTGCGCTCGCATACATGGCCAGCGCCTCGTCTGGGGAGACCCGAAGCTCTGTATCGCTGATGCCGACATCGGACAGCAGGCAGGCGTGTTCGATAAGCTGCAGGCCATGTTGTCGTGCCCACGCGGCCTGTTCTTCAACAGTTTTGGCAGACAGCAGGGAGCACCACAGGTCGCCGAGATTCTTCATCAGACTTCCTCGAGATCGAGAGACCATGCCTCGTCGCCGTCCCATTCGACGAGGCTGCTGCGATAGCCGACGACACGCATGGTCAGGCGCGGCCGGTAGAAGGTGAAATCGCCCTCGACCCGCGCCGCCGGATCGGCGGTGTTGCCTGCGACATCGCGCGCCGGCGAGCCGGTGGCGGTCAGGTACGAGAGCTCGACCACGCAATCGACGGTCACCACCATGCCCGGCCAAATACCGGATAGCGCCGGCTGCTGCTGATCGGTGCAGGAGATGTTCGACTTGTATTTCCGATAGGTACCGTCGGCGAGGTCGATCAGCGTGCCATTGACCGTGCGGGCAAGCTGCGCGGCACCATCGATCGGCTCAAGCGTCTGGGTGATGTTGCGCGCGCTGTAAGGCGGCACGCCGATCGGATCGAGGCGCAGCTCGGTGAGATTGTTTGCGCCGATCATTTGCCGGGCCTCCGGCCTGCTGACGTCATCTGCTCGCCCAGCGCGAACTGTTGGAATTTCCGCACCGAGTCATTCTCGCCGATCAGGTCGATGACATCGTTGAGCGTCGGGCCGTATTGGAGTTTTATGGCGACCGTCTTGCCGGAGAATCCGGAGGCTGGCGCCAGGTTCATGCGCGCCAGGCCGCCATTGGCAAAGCGCGGGATTGCCATCGAGCGGTTGACGCCGCTGGCCAGGCCGCCCAGCGAAAAGCCGCGCAGGCCTTTCATCGATGGCAGCACGCCGTTGTTGAGCGCTTGCAGGAAGCCGAGGCCGAGCTTTTTCACCGCCGCCGCCTGGATGACGAATTCGCCGTCGGACAGCCAGGCGAGGATCGAGTCTGTGCGCGGACCGCCGGCGCCCTGGACGTGGCCGCCCGAGGCAAAACCCTGCGAACCCCCACCGCCGCCGCCCGACGAGGCCGCCTGCGCCCGCAGGCTGGCCGCCGCTGCGGCGGCCGCGCGCAAGGCCGACAGGATGCGCGCGATGGCCGAATCGATCTGCGCGGCCAGGCTGCTGACCAGCGAGCCCAGGCTTGAAAAACCGTTCTGCACCAGGCTGCGGATGGCCGCCATGATCTGGTCAATGGCGGCCTGCGCCGTGCGGAACGGCGCCACCAAAGCATCGGCAAGGGCTGAGGCGCCAGCGACATCGCCGGAAATCTCGGTGGCGCGCGCGATCGCGGCGGCGATGTCGTTGGCTGCCTGCACGACCTGGCTGGTGGCGCCGGTAAAACTGTCGACGACGGCGCCTATCAGTGACCCGATCGTGTCGGACACCGCCGAGATCGCCGTAGTGGCGATCGTGGTCAGGCCGGTGAAGGCGGTCGCGGCGGCGGTGCCGATTGTCGTCCACACCGCCGAACCGGCGAGCGCGATGCCATCCCAGATCGGCGCCAGGAAGCCGGCAAGCGCGGTCACCTGGCCGACGATGGCGGTCAGCGCCTGGCCGGCAAGCCCCGATATGGCCGTCCAGATGCCGCCGCCATCGATGCCGATCTGCGTCCAGGACGGCAACAACTGTGCCGCCAGGCCTGAGATGGCCGACACCACGCCTTCGACAAAGCCGGTGACGACCTGCGCCAGCCCCTCGAAGACGACACCGACGGCTTCGATCTGCAATTTCCACAGGTCGACGAACAGGCCACCGGCGGTTTTCGCGGCCTCGAGCAGACCGTCAAACACTTTGGTCAGATTGCCAGGCGAAAACAGTTGCTGGATCGCCGCGATGGCATTGCGAGCAGCGGCGACGATATCATCCCAGAAGACGAAGGCGGCAATGCCGGCCGACACCAGCGCGGCGATGATCAGTGCCGGCCATGAGATGAGCCCGACAACGAAGCCGAGGAAGGCCGTGGCGCCGGTGATGATCGTCGAGAAGAAGGTCGAGGCGGCGGCAATCACGCCCTCCGAGAAGATGGTCGCGACAACGGTAGCGATCAGCCGGAAGGCGGCGACGACCAGGCCTGACGTCGAGGCGATCAGCCGGAACACGCCGAGCAACTGCAGCAGGGCGACACCGATGAGCAGCTGGCCACCGGTGATCTTGGTGCCAAAGATGGCATTGAAGGCCGTTGCGACGCCGGTCGCCGCGTCATGCACCGCCTTGAACAGCGGCAGCACTACCGTGCCGATCACGCTGGCAAAGTCGCGACCGAACTGCAGGATGGCGTCGCGCCAGGTCAATATCCACGGGTTCTTGACCTTGGCGTCGGCGCCGATCAGCGCGAACAGCAGGTCGCTGATGCCCGACAGCAGCTTGGCGTTGAGCGCCGCTCCGAAGGCCAGGATGGCATCCTTGTTTTCGGTGATGATGTCGCGCAGTCCTTCGGCCAGCGCGGTGACGCCGGGCGCGAAGATCAGGCCGAGCTGCAAGCGGATGCCCGCTGCCGCCGCCGTCACCGAATCCAGCGTATCGCCGAGCGCGTCGCCGATTTCGGCCTGCTCCTTGGTGAAGACGATGCCCAGCCGCTGCGCCTCGGCGCCAAGGTCGATCAGGCCCTTCTTGCCCTGGTTGAGGAAGGGCAAGAGGTTGGCGCCGCTCTTGCCGAACAGTTCGATGGCCAACGCCGATTTCAGCGCGCCGTCGGGCATGCGCGAAAACGCCTCGGCGACATCCTGGACGATGGCTTCGTTGCTGCGCAGCTGGCCGTTGGCGTCCTTGATCTTGACGCCGAGCTTGTCGAAGACGCTGCCGCTTTTCTTGGTGGCCTCGGCCGCCTTTTTGATGTTGCCGCCGAAGCGCGTCACCTTGACGCCGCTGGCGTCGATCACGTCGCCGGCCTTGGTGGTCTGGTCCGCCGCCTCGGCAATCGCCTTGTTGAGCTTCGACATGCCGGAGACCAGCTCTTCCTGGCTGACATCGGCCTGCTTGGCGGCGAATTCGAGCCGGCCATAGGCATCGACCTGCAGGCCGGTCTTTTCCGCCGCCTTGCCGGCGGCGTCCGCCGCCTCCCCGCCCGACTTGGCCAGGCCGAGCACCGCCGCACCCGCACCCGCTGCGGCCGCCGTCAGGCCGGCGCCGAGCAGCGCAACGCGGCGGCCGACCGTGGCCAGATCAGTGCCGACCTTGTTGAGGCTGGCCGAGAATTTGCCGAAATCGGCCTTGATGGCGGCGTTCTTGATCTGGTTGAAGGCCTTTTCACCGGCATCGCCGAGCGCCTTCAACTGGTCCTTGATGGCATCGCCGCCCTCGAGCGAAATGCGCTGGACAATGGTCTTGCTGGCCATCAGGTGACTCTCAAATTCTTGAGATAGAGGGCGCCTAACCTTGCGGCGGCGCGTTCGGTGATCTGCCGGATCGAGAATCGATCACGGATGTTGACGCGGTCGATGCCGATGAACAGCGGCACCAGGGTCGACGGGGCACCGGCACCGCCGCGCTTCAAGGCCGATGTCGTGACCTTGACCCTGCCGCCGGCCACCTGGCCGCGCCTTGTGGCGATCTTGCCGGCCAGCAGCGGCGGCTTGCCCGGCCGCTCGATCGACACCAGCGGCCCGATGGTCCTGATGTAGAGCGCCGGCGTCATCTTCTGCCGGCCGGCGCGCTTCGGCGTGTCCTTGAGCGGCAGCCACAGCCTGGGATGACCAACGATGGTCGTCGGGTCTTCGAACACGCCGGCATAGCGGATGTTGTGGAAGATCAGCGCAGCCGCGCTCATCGAATTGCGGCGGCGGGGATAGACGTTGACGCGGAGCGCGTTCTGCCAGCGCTTCGAGAAGCCGGCTGCGGCGATGTTGTGGCGCCCGTCGCGCTTGACGATGTCGCCGGCCTCGGTGACGGCGGCGGTGCCGGCGGCGGCGATCGGGTCGCCATTGGCGACCATCGCCTGCGCGAACTCGCCGTCCTTTCTCTGATACCGCAACCGCGCCATTTGCCCTCGGCCTGTCTTCCGTGCTTCACTCGCGGCGGGAGGGACATTCACATGAGAATTGTTTGGCTACTGCTTGTACTGGCAGCGACGACGGCCACGGCCGCCGAGCGAACGCTGATCGATCCGGTCGAGTTCATGGTGTCGTGGCCGGATCTGATCGGCCGCGACGTCGTCATCACCAAAGGCCGAGTCGTGGTGGCCAGCGACCAGTTCATGCTGCTGAAGCTGCCCGGCGGCAACGTCACGCTGACGCCGCCCTGGGTCGACCGCGACGATCTGCGGCCCCTGTTCCAGCACTGCACCAGCGTCTTGACCGACGCCGCTTGCGATGTCGCCGCGCAAGGCACGGTCGGCAAGTCCGCCAGCGGCACGCCGCAGCTGACCGGCGTCGATTTCTTCAAGCCGGCCGGCGACTAGCTCCTTGCCATTTTGTCGAGCAGTTTCTTGATCTCTTTCGGATCGCTACGAGCAGCCATTGTGGCGATCGCCAGTTGTTCCGACGCTTCTGATTTACGCCGCTCGCCCGCCAAGACAAGATAGCCGGCGATCTCGCGTGGCGAATATTCCCAGACGTCTGCCGGACGATGCCCGATGGCGATGAGCTCCTCGATCATCGCCGCTAGTCGGTCGGCGGTGTCTCTTCGATTGGCGATACTTCCACCTTTTGCAGCTCGGCCAGAAATGTTTCGACCCGGCTTTTGAGCTGCTCGACCAGCGGGGCCATCGGAGGGAAAGTCATGACGACGATCGCCTCGACCAGTTTCAATTGGTCCGCAATGTCGAGTTCGGCGGCGAAGGCTTCCGCTGCCGGCGCTTCGTCCCCGTAATATCCGCACCCGGCGGCGATCAAGGCAGCGGCGGCATCGGCGGCAATTTCGATCATTCGCAAGGGCGCGACCTTCTTTTCGGCCATCATGTCGCCGAGTTCCGGGTAGCGGACCAGCAGGCCAGTCAGTCGCTTTGAGCCAATCCTGCCGACTTCGATGTCGACAGGGCCATCCTTGCTATTGACCGTCACCGGCTTCTTGACGACGTCAGCCGGTGCTATGTCCATCAGACGCTTCATGGAAACTCCTTTGTTTGCGGGGCACCGATCAGGGCGCCCCGCTTTTCAGAAAACTTTTAGGACGCCTCGGTGACCACCATCTGACCGAAGTCGGTGATGCCGTCGGTGTAGGTGACGGCGAGCAGATCAGCGGTAAGCTCGATCTGGCCGAAGTCGGTGTCCTCGATCGGCGAGAAGCTGCCGGTCGGCGAAAACGAGACCGACGGGAAGTAGCCGTGGACTTTGTTGCCGACGTCGTTGTCGCCGATGAATTCCAGGGATCCCGTGATCACGCTCTTGGACATGATGCGGATGCTTTTGGTGCCGTCGGTGTTGACGACGACGTCCGACATCAGTGCGAGACCGAGATTGTCCGCCGTGATCTCGTCGAGCACAATACGGAACTGCGCCGACTGATTGTTGAACTGGGTATAGTCGACCCGCTTCGATCCGCCACGGTTCTTCTTGTGCTCGAGCTTGTCCTGCGCCGGTGTGATCTCGCATTCGACGATGTTGCCAAAGTCACGCTCCACACCATCTGTCGGCGTAAACTTGGCGTAGCCCGTGCCCTGGAAATAATTTGTTGTGCTGGGAGAGTCAGCCATTGCTTTTCCCTTTCGGTGAATTGCCCGTCACCGGGCGGTTGATAAACTCAGGCTTCGCGGCCTGGCCGCAGCAGGTAGGTGATGGTGAAGGCGACGCCGATGCCGCCTTCGGTCGAACGGCCTTGCGCGGTCGCCGGCTGCGCGCCCTCATAGTGCGCCGACTGGCCCTTGGCCGTCAGCGCCAGCAAGGTCGGGTCGGTGAGCACGATCCCGATCAGCTGGCTGCGCAGCAGGTTCAGGGTGGTGCCGACATTGGTCGCATCCTTAGACTTTGCAGCGACCCGGAACTGCACTTCCGGCGTCATTTCGATCAGTTGCGGCGGCGGCTCGTTGGCGCTGCGACGGCCCGGAATGGCGCCGATGCTATGCTCGGCGCCGTCGAGGAGAACCACATAGCGGGCCGTGTCGGGCAGTTCGCTGACATTGCGCTTCGGATCGAAGCTGGCATCGACCGTCTGCATCAACGCGTACAGGCGCTGCAGGATGGCTTCGCGCTTGTCCTCATAGACCGGCATCACGCCTCCTCGAGCAGCAGCCGCACCTGCGCCTGCGCTTCGCCCTTTGGCGACGGCAGGTACTGGTGGGCATAGACGGTCCATGCCTTGCCATTGAGCGTCAGCCCGGCGCCCGGCAGGTCAGCGACGGCAATGCCCTTTTCGGCCAGTTCAGTTGTGCGCACCGTGGCGCAGGGGCGGATGGTCGAAACCTGCGGGCCTTCCAGCACCTCGACGCCCGCCGTCTCGTCGGTCGCCGTCAGCTCGGCCGTGGTGCCTGCCGTGTCATCGAGCGTCAGCACGGCGGCCTCGCCGAACACGGTATAGGCCGGCTCGTAGAGCAGCACGTCGAAATCAACCAATCCCATCGAGCAACCTCCAGAGCGTGCCGTCGACCAGCTCGCGTTCGTCGAATTGCGAATAGGCCAGCGCGTTCAGCCAGGGCTGGCGCTCGGGGTAGAGCGGCGCTTCGATGCGGGCGAGGTCGCAGCGGCCGACGAGGCTGGCGGCGCTGTCCTGGTGGACGAAAACCGGGCAGCCCATGATGACAGCCTCGACCGCGGCGTTGGAGCCGTGCGCCACCAGGCAGTGGGCGTCCTTCAGGTCCTCATGCAATTTGCGGCCGGAGCGCTGCATTTCCTTGTTGCGGATCAGCAGCGGACGATCGGTCAATTCGTTGAGCCGCTTTACCGTCTTCGCAGTCCAGCCCTCGATGCCGTGGAAGCGCTCATAGGTTTCGCTCGGCTCGGCGACGACGATGTGGCGGCCTGTTCGCTGCCATGGCCGGACATCGGTGCTCAGCGCCCGCCAGCGGTCATCCGGCTGTGGCTTGACAGCCTGCATCTGGAACGCACCGACATGCCAGCGGTAGAAGCCGCCATCGGCGCCTGTCGGCAGGTCGGTGGCAAAGACGCGCCTGGCATAGCCGCGGTCCCAATAGATCCAACGCCGGCCGGTGCTGCGCCAGGCCTCGATCAGGGGGGCGAGCTCCGGGGTGCAGCCGACGATCGGCGCGATGTCGGACGGCAGCACGCTGAGCGCCTTGATGTCGCCCTTGATGACCTGGCCGCCGGCGGCCTTGATGGTCGTGCCGATGCGCTCGAACAGCGCCAGCTTGAACTTTTTCAGGTGCCCCGGAATGAACAGGCAGACCTTTGCGGGTTCGATCACGCCCGCCAATGCTCCGCTACCCAATCCAGCCGAGTATATTGCGACGGGTCGCGCCAGCCGGGGAACGCCACCACGCGGGCATCTTTCGGCAGCGCCTCGCCTTTCGGCCAGCCGCGCTTCTGGAAGGCGTAGACGCCATCGTCGGCCGTCCAGCCGGCGGCGTCGGGGATCATGTCGGCCAGCCACGCCTGGTCGTCGGGGAATTCGTGATACGGCACTTTCGCCGCCAGCGCGGGTGAGAATTCCTGCCAGACGTCGGGCCTATAGCCGGCTTCCAGCATCCACAGCGAACCGTTGAACGGGCACGGATTGACCGCGTTGACGCCCTGCAGGATGACGAAAGGCTCCGGCCGGTCGAACAGCTCGTCGAGCGGGCCGGTGACCACCAGGTCGAGATCCATGCAGACGATGCGGTCGCCGCGCTTCAAACCGTTGGCTTCCTGCCAGGCCGGGTCGAACATGCGCAGCCGGGCAAAGCAGCCCTTCATTTCGGTCAGGTGCAAGTCTGCGGCGACGGGCGTGGTGACCATCGGCACATAGTCCTGCGCGAGATTGCGGCGCACGCCCGCAAACAACTTTGCGATGTGGTCGGAGCCGTACTTCGTGCCCCAGACCCAGGTGCAGATCGTCAATCCAGCCACAGCACACCGATGCCGTTGTTCTTGGCCGTGGGGCAGAGTTTCAGTTCGGCATGCTGGCGGGCAGTGTCTTTGACGCGCGCCCAGAATTCCGGCACGTCGATGCGGGTGCCGACCCATTCCGGCGCGCGCCGCCAGGCGATGTCATGGAAGGCGATGATGCGGGTCATCAGCGCGTAGTTGGCGAAATCTTTCTCGACATAGGGCAGCGTGTGGTTGGCGTCGATGAAGGCGGCATCGAACGGGCCGAGCGCGCGGACCTGCTCGACAACGGCCTTCGCCGTCGAATCGCCCCAGATCAGATGCGCGTCATAGCCATGCAGCCGCAGCTTGGCGATCACCGCCTTCAGTTCGGCCTCGCTCTGCACCCAGGCCTTGGTGCCCTTGGGCAGGTCGACCGAGACGATGCGCGAACCGACCGGCAAGCGCTCGGCCACGCGCAGCAGCGAGCCGCCGAACTTCGAACCGATCTCAAGATAGGAGGTGACGCCCTCGCCGACCAGGATTTCGGCCAGCCCGTCGATCTCGGCTTCGACTTGCAGCATCGTGCTCATGGCCGACACCAGATCGCGGCAACGCCGAGTTCGGCGGAGATGTGCGAGGTATGGATGCGTTCAAGCCCGACGAAGCCAAGGTCGACGTCGAGCGCATACAGTTCCTGTTCGTTTTCGGCCGGCTTGTCCGACGTGCCGCGCCAGGCGAAATAGCCCTTGGTTTGCTTGCCGAAATACTGCATCAGCGCCGACAGGTCCGCAGGCTCCATGATGCGCTTGAGCTTGTGATACGTGGCGAGGCAAAGCGTGATGTCGTATTTCTTGGCGCCGAACACCTTCAGCGCCGGCGGACCGCCGGTCAGGTCGACGATCTCGAAGCGGCTGTGGACCTTGCGCAGGTCGGCGAAGATTTCGCGCGCGGCCAGGATGCCGGGCTCGTAATTGTCGCAGCCATGCACCGTGGTCGCGCCGTTGCCGGCGAATTCGAAGCCGACCATGCCGCGGTTGCAGCCGATGTCGAACACCGACTTGCCATGCGCGCGCAGCACCAGGTCGGTCATGCCGTCCATGCGGAAATCATGGTAGCCGGCGACGCGGCGCTGCACGGTGTAGTCGGCGCCCGCAGGGCTATGCTTGTCCATTTTTTCTACCTTTTCTATGTCCCTGTTCGGCCTGCGGCCTCACCGCCTCTTGCCCGAAGATGGTGCAGCGCGGCGTTGAAGACGTCGTCGATCGAGATGCGGGCAAGGGCGGCGCGGCAATGCTTGCACGGCTTCAGCAAGCCACAGGCCTCGGCACCGCCGGTCAGATTGGTATGGCTGGCATAGCCCGTGACCGCAGGCGGGATAAAACCGCCGAACAGCACCACGGCGGGAATGCCGACCGCGGCGGCGCCATGATGCAGGCCGCCCTCGGCGCCGATGTAGAGCGAAGCGCGCGCCAAGATGGCCAGCGCATCGCGAAACGAGGTGGTGGCGAGCTGCTCGACATTGCGCAGCGCCACCGCGCTCTGCTCGCCGCGGAACTGCACGACGCGCAGGCCGAGGCCGCGCAGCCGGTCGGCCACCGCCTGGAAGTTGGCGACGCCCCAATCCTTGTTCGGCGCCACCGTCTTCCACTGCGCGCTCTGCGGCTCGACGACGATAAAACTTTCGCCATGGCGCATGCCGGCGGCGGTCTCGACTTGGTCGAAGAAGATCTCGCCCGGCTTGGCACGAAACGACAGGTTCCACACCCAGCGATCGCCGACGCGCCTGTTGTAGAGGCGGTGGCCCTTGTAATAGGCGAGCCATTCGAGATCCGGCGCGCCCTCGCTGCCCGGCGGCGCGACGTTCGGATTGCCGCGAAATATGTCGAAGCTGGTCTTTTCCCAGACGATGCGCCGGCCGTCGCCAAGCGCAATGCGCTTGCCCCGGGCTGCGGCGCCGCGCGCCATGCCGCTGGCCATGATCTGGTCGCCGAGGCCCATGTCAGCCGATCTCCCCACCTGTGGGGGAGATGCCCGGCAGGGCACAGGGGGGCGCCTCGCGCCGACAGGCTGGAGGGACAGCGCCCCCCTCTGTCGGCTGCGCCGACATCTCCCCCACGGGTGGGGAGATTGGGCGCCAAGCCATCATGCCGCCCAACGTTCCAGCGCCGCCCGCCATTCGTCGGCATAGGCGCAGTCCTCATAGCCGGACATCGACGGCACGCCATCGGTGAAGTGCACGATCGCGGGATCGATGGCCGGGTCGGAATGGCCGACGAGGAAATTCCATTGCGGATCGAGTTCGCCGATCAGCGAATCGTCGAGCCAGCAGAAGCGGTGCAGGTCCCTGCCCGGCACCGAATTGACCAGATCCATGGTCAGCCCGGCATTGGCCGGATGGTCGACGTTCCACAGGATGACGCTCGACCAGTTCTTGCGCGCATAGAGCGTCTGCGCCTGGCCGTCCATCTTGACGGTCCCGGCCGGCCGGTGATCGTGCTTGACCACCATCACCGCCTTCGAGGGGTCGGCCTGGTTGAACAACGCCAGCAGGTCGCGGCGCACCAGCACGTCGCAATCCATGAACAGCGCCCAGCCGGATTTCGCCAGCTTCGGCACCAGGAAGCGTGAGCAGGCGAATTCAGTCGCCATCGCGCCATCATAATCGTCGCGCCGCGACAACACATCGATCAGCCGGCCGCCATGGCGCAGGGTCGGCCTGGTGTAGTGCTGACCGGTCCTGAGATCCGTCAGCACGACACCGCGCACCGGGATCGGCGCAATGGCATGCGACCTGATCGAATGGCGGGCGACGGCATAGGCGTCGGCCTCGCGCGGGTCCCAACCGATCCAGATCGACAGCGGCGCTTTGGCGGGATTTACAGGCACTCTTCGAACCTCATGCGCGGCCATACGGTGACGGCGCTGTCGGGATTGGCGTTGACGATCTCGACGCCGAGCTTTTCAGCCGAAGGCGCGATCGTAGAAAATTCCTTGATCTGCGCCGCCCAGCAGCCGGGGCGCAGTTCCCATGGCCATGGCAGGCCATGATTGTGGCGCCTGCCATTGGCGGCGGGCCTGGCATCGACGCCGAGCAGGACGATCCTTTTGGCGCCGAAGTGCGCCGCCAGATTGATGGCCCCGGTGGTGCTCGACCGCTCGAGGACGACCTTGCCGGGATCCGCCGACAGCGCCTTGCACGGCATTGCCCTGCCAATGATCTTGATGCGAGGGTCGAGCACGACGACCTTGCCGCCGACCAGCTTCGACTGCGCCGCGCCGATCTCGGGTGCCGTGGTGACCACCAGACCGGCGAAATCAGCCAGACCCGGCCGCAGCGCCTTCTCACGCCACCAGCGGCCATCGGCGAAGAACAGAACATCGGCCGCCGGCCAGACCTTCCATGCCGACTTGACCGCGATCACCCTGCGTCCGACGAGCGGCCGCAGATCGAGCGCATCGGTGGATGGCCCGGCGGCGAGGACAAACACCGTCTCGCCGGGCCAGAGTTTTGGAGCGACCCACATTATTTCAGCTTGGCGATTTCCAGCGCCAGGCGCTTGGCGCCCCAGCGCTTGTGGATTGTGATGCCGGCATTGGTCAGGATCGTGCGCATCTCCTCGACGCTTGGATCCTTGACCTCCGCAGGCACCTGCGTGCGGCGACGCGCAAGCGACCGCCACACACCGGGAATCCTGTAGATGGACATCGGCATGATCCTTTCCGTGGCGCGGGAGGCAACGCTCCCGCGCCGGTTCAGTTCAGGATCAGGTGCGCTTGGCGCGGTAGAGCGCTTGCGGCATGACGCAGACCGGCAGCGGATAGGAATAAAGCTCGACGTCGGCCCACATGTCGCGGTCCTTGTCGGTGACGATGCCGGGATAGAACATCTGGCCGAGCTGGCCGATGTGCTCGAACTTCTCGCCGGGCGACATCGCCCACTGGAAGATGCCGGCGCCGACCGGGAAGAACTTCGCCTTGTCGTCGCCGACAGCGACCGTGGTCAGGTCGTCGGTGCCGCGATAGTTGGTGAAGGTGATGCCGCCGAAGTTAAAGCTCTCCCAGGCCGAGGCGCCGCGCAGCTGCGCCGCTTCCTGCTGGCCGAGATAGGTTTCGCGCACCTCCGGATGGGCGATCAGATCGTCCCAGAACGCATCTCCGCAAAGCGCCATGAAGCGGACGCTGTTGCCGCCCATGCCCTTGAGGCCACGCGACATCGAACGGACAGCGACGGTGCACTTCTTGCGCAGCACGCCCGAAGCCGGGTTTGCGTTGTCGAGGTCGAAATCGACTTCAGCCGGAATCGTCTGGCCGAGAACGGTTGCCCAGTTGACGATGGTCGAGCCATCCGCATCGGTGACCAGGCCCTGGACGACACCAAGGCGCCAGTTTTCGAAGGTCAAGTCCATGTCGCGCTTGAGCAGCAGCTGGCGGTCTGCGACTTCAGCCTGCACCTGCATCAGTTCGCTCTCGGTGCCGAAGGCGCGGATGCCGCTCAACTCCGAAGCGGTGATGCGGCTCGATTTCGCCAGGCGCTTGGTGGCGAACGGCGTTGCGGTGCGGCGACCGCGGCTCTTGGCGTCGGGCGCCTCGCCGCGTGCGCTGGTCTGGATCAGTGCGGCTTCGGTGCCGCGCGCTTCGATCCAGATCGCTTCGGTGCGAACCGGTTTCGGATCGAACAGGCCTGGGACGGAGCCGAGAAAGCCCGGCACGTAGCCGATCCTGTCAACGGCGGTGAGCAGCGACGTGACGCTGAAGGCGTCGTCGTTGAAGATGTCGATACCGGGCATTTTTCTTCTCCTGCAGGCCCGCAGGCCCGTCAAATGTGTTGAGGTTTTGGGGAGGAAACGCCCGCTCAGCGCGGGCGGATATGCAGATCCTTCAGGCTGGCGATCACTGCCGCCTTTTCGCCGCCGGCCGTGGTCTCGGTCGGATAGGTGATAAGATCGTCCTTCACCTCGGCGTCGCGGGCGATGTAGACGCAGTCGGCAACATCGCCGGCGGTGGCATCGACGGCGTCGAACAGGATGCCCGCGGAAGCCGTAACCAGTTGCGTTCCGGCGGTGTCGAGCAGGCCCGAGCAGGCGATCAGCTTGCCGGCCGAGAATTCGACGACCTGGCCGGCCACGAGAACCTGGCCGGAAGCGACGGTGGCGGCGTCGCGCGAGAGGAAGCCGTTGGCCTCGCTCTGCAGGAACTCGCCCGCATGCACGGTTTCGGTGAGAGTCGTCATGTCAGTGTCCTCTTGAAAGAGCGCCGGCGACCGGCGTCAGGGGTTGCGGATGAGCGCGGCCGATCAGCCGCGCTTGAGGCCGTGGCGGGCGTTGACCTTGTCGACGGCCGAAGCCCATCCGGCATCGATCGCCGCGGCGTCAAGCTTGCCACCGGGCTTGCCACCATGGTGCGGGTTGAGGTTCTGGCCGCCATCGGCGCGCTCGGCCTGCAACAGGGCAACAGCCTGCTGCTGGGTCTTGCCGGCGGTGATGAATTCCGAAGCTTTTTCCGGCTTGCCGCCGAGAACGCAGGCGGCAGCGACATTGGCAGCCTCGAGGCGGACGCGGACGACTGCCGCTTCCGTGGTTTCCGTGTTCTGCGCCGCGGCGAGCGCGGCATCGATGACACCGACATCGGCGGTGATCGCCTTGATGCGAGTGTCCTGTTCGGCGGTCAGCGTGCCGCCATTGGTCTTGTCGGCATCTTCGGTGATCGCCGTCGCTTCGGCCTTGAGGCCGACGCGGTGGCGCTGCAGCAGGTCAGCGAGCATTTTTTCCATCGCTGGGTCTCCTCTATTTTGCCGGGTGAAGGATGCACGGGATGCATCCGCGCGCCCGGTGCCGCGCTGATGCCGTTTTCTGGTTTTGAGAAAAACTGCTAGAGCAGCGCGGCCCTGGCGCTTGCCGTGCTGCGCCCCGCCGGCGCCTTGAGCAGCCGCGCGATGACGGAATCCAGCGTCTCGACCTTGTCGGCCATGCCGAGCGTGACAGCCATTGCCGCCGGATAGGCGCGCCCGCCGCCGAAATGTTTTGCTTCGGTCACCGGGTCGGCGCGCACCACCGCCTCGGGAACGTTGCGGCCTTTGGCGACGTCAGCGACGAATAGATCGTAGAAGGCGCGCACGCTGGCCTGCAACGCCACCTTGGCTTCGGCACCGAGCGGCTCGAACGGGTTGCCTTCGACCTTGCGGGCGCCCTCATAGACGAAGGTCATCTTGACGCCGACCTCGTCGAGGAAACCGGACACGTCCTCATGCAGCACATAGACGCCGATTGAGCCGACCTCGCCCGATGGCGTCACCACCAGCTCGTCGGCGGCGCAGGCAATCCAGTAGGCCGCCGAGCAGGCCAGCGTGTTGGCGACGGCGACGATCGGCCGTCCGGGCTTGCGTGCGGCAAAGATCATGGCGGCCGTTTCCGGCACCAGGTCGACCTGGCCGCCGGGGCTGTCGATGTCGATGACGATGCCGCCGACCGAGGCGTCGTTGGCCGCGGCCTTGAAGGCGCGCTGAAAATCGGTCATCAGCGCCGCCTGCTGCGACACGTCCTTGAGCGCCTCGGCGCGCGGCATGATCGGGCCATAGAGCCGGATAATAGCGACCTTGCCCTGCGTTTCCGACACCGGCGTCGATGCTGCCGGGCCACCTTCCCGAAACGGCTCGGCGCGGAGGCCGCCGGCGCGCAGTTCCAGCATGGCGACGATCTGCTCGGCCTTGCGCGGATCGATGAACCAGGGCTGCGCCGCGAAGGCGCGCAGGACGCGGCGGATCTCATGCGGCATTGTTGTTGTCCTTCGGCGGCGGCAGATTTTCCGGCTGCATTGCGGCAGCGAGCGCGACCTGCGTGAACTGGCTTTCGGCGAAGTCGAGGCCGAGCCTTTCCTCGCGTGCCTTGTCGGCGGCGATGCGGGCATCGGTTTCTTCCGGGTCATAGCCCATCGATTCGATGACATCGGAACGGGCCTTGAAGCCCGCCTGGACCGCCAGCAGCTCGGCCATCAAATCCTTGAGCGGGTCGATCCAGTCCCATTTCGGCGTGAACCACTTGACCCGCAGCAGGGCGCGCATGTTGGCGGCGAAAAACGATGGCGAGATCGGCACCGCGCCGACCATCACCGCGTCGGCGAGGAAGCGGCGCCAGATCGGACGGCAGAACTGGAACACCATTACCGAATGCTGCAAGGGTTCGATGCGGCGCTTGAAGGCGATCATGCCGCCGCGCATCGAGCCATAACTTGACTGCCGGAGATCGCCGGTCATGTCGGCATAGGGAACGCCCATGCCAGCTGCGGAGCGCAAAAGGTTGCGGTACTGGAACGCCTCGTAGTTGCCGCCGACATCGGCCGGCTCGGCGAACTTGACGTCCTGACCCGGATCGAGGTCGACCGTGGCGCCGGGCTCCAGTGCGACACCACCGGTGACGCCAGCTGCTTCGGCGACGACAGCGCCCTCGGCTAGCGCATCCTCTTCCGGTGATTCCGAAGTGATGAACGCCGTGAACAGCGCGGCGATGCGCTTGCGCTCCAGCTCGGCGTCGTCATAGGCATCCATGATCGCCGCAACGATGATTGACGAGAGGATTTGCGGGATGCCCCTGATCTGGCCGGCCCTGATCGGCTTGAACAGATGCAGGATCTCTTCCGCCGGCACCACCGTCTTCTGGCTGGCGGCCAGGCCGAAACTTTGATCGGCGCCGGGATGCTGGCGCCAGAAATGATAGGCGACACGGCGACCGATGGCGTCGAACTCAATGCCCATCTCGACACGGCGGCCGCCGCCGAGGTCGCGGTTGTCGGCAAAATCGAGCATTTCGGCAGGCAGCAACTGCAATTGGAACGGCACGGTGAGGCCATCCTGGACACGGCGCGCCCGCATCCTGGCGAAGCACTCGCCGGCCTCGAACATCTCGGCCGCCGCAACACCCTGCTGGCCGTAGAAGTCGGTCAAGCCGTCGGCATCGCTTTCATCCGTCCAGTCGAGGAAGGTGAGTTGCACCTCAGCCTTGATGGCCGGATCCTTGATCAGCGACGACGGCTTGATACCGGTGCCGACCAGGGCGGCGACAAACGCATCCTTGGCCGCGATGGTGTAGGGATTGTTGGCGCCGAGATAGCGCGAACGCGCCAGCACCGAGCGGCCATATTGCCGGATTAGCGAGTTGATGGCGACCGTCGAGGTCGGCACCGAGCGCATGCGGCGCTGGTTCTTGCCGGCGTCGAAGGCCTGCGGGCGCAGGCCGACCATGCTGCGCAAGCCGCTTGCCATGCGTGACATCAGCGACATGCGCTAGTACCCCCTGCCCGACTGGTATGCGTAGCGCAGCCGGCGCTTCGAGGTGCCGTTGGCGGTGGCGAGATCGCTTTCGAGCTTCGAAATGGTCGCCTCGATCTCGGCCAGCGAGCGGAAGGTGGTCATCGTCTCGCCATGCTTGACGGTGAGCACGCCGGTGTCGCGGGCTGCCTTCAGCTTCTCGATGCGCGCGGTGATGGTGGCGGGTGCGGTCATCATCAATCCATGAACTTGCTGCGCCGGACTTTTGCGCGCGCTACCGGTTTCTTGGGCTCGGCCGGTTTTGCCGGTTGCGGTGGCGGCGGCGCATTTGCTGCCGCCAGCATGTCTTCAAGGTCGAGCTGTCCGCCGCTTTCGGGCGGCTTCTCGCGCTGCGCTTCGTATTTGTCCCACAGCGAATCGGGCATCGAGCGGACGCCGAACTTGATTGCCGCCGCTTCGGCCTGCAGATGCGTGTCGAGGCCTTCATTCGCCTGCGTCGGATCCTTCACCCATTCGTAGGCGATGAAGCCTGTCTTCAGCCGCTTGGCGCGCCGGCTCTCGGCGGTGAGCTGCCGGAAATACTCGTCGTCGAGGCCGCGCGGCAGGCCGATGAAACCGCGCGACAGCGGGTCGTCCTTCACCAGATTGCGGTAGAGCCCCATTTTCAGGACCGACGTCGCGAAATTGTAGAACCGCCGCGAATACGAAAGCAGCTTGCCGGAGCGGCTGCGTTCCTTCTTCACCCGGGCGATCAGCGGCGCCGATTCCGACGGTACGCCGCGCACCATGATCACCTTCGACGACGGATGCCGCTTGGCCCAGCTCCAGACGTCCTCGGTCCAGGCGTTGCCATCGATGGCGAGCAGGTCGATGCCGATGCGGCGACCGTAGCCGTTGACGTATTCCTGCTTGGTCAGGCCATCGAGGAACGCAAAACATTCCTTCGACGAGATGTGGCCGGGGAAGACGCCATAGTCGACGACGGCGCGGCGGTAATCCCTGCCCCAGGCCACCACCTGGAATTCGACGCGGTCGGCCTGGCAGTCGACACCGACGGTGACGATCGGATGGCCGACAGGAATGGCCTTGCGCGGATAGGGCGACTGCCCGGCCCGGTCGCGCAAGGACTCCCAGGGCGGCGCCTCGCCCAGCGTCTTGTAGGCGCGGCCGACGACGTCGTTGAAGAAGGTCTGTTCCGATGCGGGATCGCCGCGGGCATTGAGCCAGGAGCGCGCGATGCGCTCGAAGGACTGCAAGAGCGAATAGGCCGACCACAGATGGAACGACCGGTGGAAGCGCCGCGCCTTGGGGTTTTCCGAACGCCAGACTTCGGTGCCGGCCAGTTCCAGCGCCTTGGCCGCCTTGAACATGGCCGGGCGGTGGTGCTCCTCGATGACGCCGCCGCAGTCCGGATGGGTGCACAGGAAGTGGGAATTCTCCGGCGCGTCCTCGTCGAGGTTGGCCTGGAAGTTCTCCCATTCCAGCGTCTGCAGATGGCCGCATTGCGGGCACGGCAGCCAGAGCTTCTCCTGACTGCCGGCTTCGAAATTCTTGGTGATCCGGCAGCCTGGGTCGATGAGCGGCGTCGAGACCTTGAGTATCTTGGCGAACTCATGCGCCTGGCTGCGGCTGTCGGCCTGCGTCTCCGGGTCGCCGGCATTGTTCATTTCCCATTTCGCCAGATCGTCCTGGACCTGGCGCTTCATCGTCACCTGGGAGAGTGACGCCGGCGAGTTGGCGCCGGAAATCTGGATGGCGCCCTTGCCGTCGATGCGTTCCTTGTAGAGCACCGAATCCGAGCCGTCGCGGGCCTTCATCGGGAACAGCGTGCGCAGCGCCGTCGTGCCCTTGAGCATCGGCACCAGCTTCATCTTCGACCAGCGCTGGGCGTTGTTCTCGGTCGGATGGACGTAGAGGAAATCCCCCGGATCCATCGACAGCGAACCGCCGCAGAAGATGTTGGCAAGCACCGTGCCGCCGAGCTGCGCCGATTTGTGGAAGGTGACGACGCGGCAGGGATCGTCGGGCGACAGCGCGCCAAGGATGGCGTCGAAGTAGTAGAACAGGTCCCGGTTATAGGGGCCGGGCAGCGGGCTTTCGCGCTCGGTGAAGACGATGTTGTCCTCGGCCCAGCGCAGATAGTCGACCGGCGGCGGCGGCGTCATTACCTCGGCCAGCACCAGGGCGGCGAGGCGTTCGGCGTTGGCGACCTGGACGAAGTGGGCGGTCATTCAGCTTTCGGCGGCCAGGTGTGGCTCCTGCGAACCTTTTCCCAGGCGACGCGGTCGGCCTTAACTGGATGGCAGCCCTTGCGGATGTAGTGCATCTTCCACGCATCGATGCGCGGGCGGTGGTTGACGGAGGGACCGAAACCGAAGCTGGGCATCAGGCAGCGCTTTCCTCGATGATCGCCTCGACGAATTCCGGCAGGCTGGCGGCACGGCGGCGGGCGCGGTCGGCGGCGCCCGCCTTCTTGTCGGCGCGTACCTTGCGCAGGAGGTGCAGCACGTCGCGCTGCGGCAGCTTGAACTCGGCGGCGACGGCCGAGGCGAAGTCGGTCAGCATGCCGGCGTTCTCATCCTCGATCGCCTGCGCCAGCTTGGTCATCTCGGCGCGGACATGAGAGGCGTCGACCAGGCGGCCGCGGCGCGCCGCCTCGTCCTCGGCGGCCAGTCGGTTGCGGCGGCGCTCGGCCTCGAGGCGTTGCTGCTTCAGCTCATCGTCGACGTTCGGCGTGCGCAGCGTGGTGTCGGAACCGGCGGCCGACCGCGCCGGCTCTGGCTGATCGTCGGGTTCCAGATCGAGGCGGGTCGAAAGGCCGTTGCCGAGCGACTGGCCGATGTCGCGCTTGCGCTTGATCTGCTCGACCGCCCTGGCGACGATCACCTTGGCGTTGCGGCCCTGCCCTTCGAGGGCATCCTGGCCGATCATGCCGGCCGCTATGTACTGGCTGACCCGGCCGGCGCTCACGCCAATGTGCGCCGCGAAGTCGCCCTTCGACAGGACCTGCAT